ATCCTTTTGACTTCTGGCAAGGTGCAAACTTCAAGTTGAAGATTGTGAAGAAGGATGGGTTCTGGAACTATGATAAGTCAGAGTTTGATAAGGTAGCACCTTTATTAGATGATGACGATGCATTAGAAGCACTATGGAAGAAAGAGTATTCTCTCTCTGCTATTACTGCTCCTGATCAGTTCAAGTCTTATGAAGATTTGGAGAGACGTTTGAAAACTGTACTAGGACAGAAACCAGTTCAGTCTCCTAGACTAGATGAAGAAGTTGTTGCTGAATCTGAAGAACCAGTTGCAGTAGCTGCTCCTGTAGCATCTGCTAGTTCAGATGAGGATGATGCTCTTAGTTACTTTCAAAAGTTAGCTGATAGTTGAAATATAATCAGATCTGCTTGACCCTTCTGGTCATAGCAGCATACATAAATCTATTTTTTAAATAGATTACTGATACAGTCTAATATTTTCTCCTCTCTTCAAGGTTTCACTCACATACTGAGTGGAACCTTTTTTATATGGCATGTTCTTATCCATATCATTCATGATTACATTTAGGTATGATGATTTAAGTAAGTAGATATTTCTTTTAGCATCTTCTTTTTTGGATTCATAATCATAGTTAGTGATACCTTTAACTACATTAGCTGCAGGTATAGTATCATATACAGTTCCATCAAAGTATTCATAGTAGTATGCATTACCAGTTCCAACTGTTCCTTCTACAGTAAAGATAACTTCTTCTGTTCCTTCTATCTCTGGTAACTTAACATCTGGTATAGAGGGAAGATCATATGTAAATTTAATTACTACATCATTCACACTGTAGACAGATGTGATAGGGAATCTTCCATTATAAACATCACTGGATACATTTTTAATAAGAACTTCTGATCCTACTACTAAATTTTTAATACCATTGTACATGGTAACTGTTGCTACCTTTGCATCATTACCAGAAATTTGATTGACTTTGGTATTGGTTGCTTGAATAAAGTTACCATTAGTTCTCCATTTATTAGGAGTCTTCAGTCCAGCAGGTAATACTACACCACCTTTAGAATCTTTAATTTCTACTGTTTCATAGTGGTGGATACCAGAATATAATTTCTCATAGGTTCCATACTTCTCCAACATAGTCTCATCAAAAGATGCTTGTGGCAATGGCCATTCAGTTTGTATGTTGGTTATATTATTAGAAAGTAATACTACCCAATCCAACGTAGGATCATCATAAAATTTATCAGCTACAATGTCAGGTCTATCATCACCAACTATGACATACTTTTCAAAGTAAGTTAGGTCTTGTAGTATGTCAGGACGTAATCTTCCACGTTTAAAAAGATTTTTTACAGCAATGAAATTGGAGATGTCATATGCAGGAGCATTGCGATTGACATACTCAAAGTTTGGTACTTGTCTGAAATAAGAATTTGTCATGGTTAGAATCCTGTTCCTTCTTTGCCTTCATCATCATTCCAGAAATCATCATTGTATATTGGAGTCATTTCCATGAATCCCAGTGATACTTGATAGGATGTCATTGATCCATCACCTCTTCCACCATCATCTTCATAGGTGCTATAGGAACCATCTGGAGTATAGTCCACTGAAAATTGATTCAGAGCACATATCTTTATGTTATTTAAGAAAGGATGTGGATCTCCATTCTTATATGTATACTTAAGTTTAAAAACATTTGGACTCTTTAAAAAAATTCTACTTGTAGATCTCTTAGGAGCCATTTGTTTCTTGAAGAATCTAATGATTTGTTTTATTTTATCTGCTTCCTTTGGTTCTCTAGGTGTAAACCTATAGTTATAACTAAATGATCTTAACTGTGGACCATTGAATAATACTTCTAAGTTATTGTTTATTGTTAAACCTGTCCCTCTGGTTAAAATATTTGCTCCCACTGCTTGTCCAGCAAAATATGCTTTGATTGCATCTTCACCAACATTTCCTAATGCACCTAATGTACCTCCAGCAGTCTTCATGATACCTTGCATATCAAATCCTCTACCAGTTAATAAATTAGACATCTGACCAACAGCACCTGCAGCAGCTTGAGCTCCTGCTAATTGAATAGGATTTATTTCATTGTTTCCCCAATTAACACTGTTATTTTCTGAGATGCCTGGTTGCATGGGTAGACTCACCACACCTCTTCTCTTTTTTATTCTCTTATCTATATCATCTATCTTAAATAAACTATCTCCTGATACATCTAACTTTAGTCCTGGTTCATAATCATAGCAAGTTATCTTAAGGAAATCAAAGTTACTAGTATCCTTTTGATTGATAGGATACCTTCCAATAAAAAATCCTTCTGGGTCTCTAGGAATGTCAGCTTTAATGTCATCTAACTTAAATGTTCCTGAGTAATCTTCTCCACCATCAAGAGAACCCTCTTGATCACTTACAGATGCTGTATTATCTTTTTTACCAGGAAATTTAGAATTTTTTATCTCAGCACTTTTAATTAATTCTTCAGTTGCCTTATTTAAATTTTTTAAATTTTTTGCATTCTTTAAAAATTTATTTGCTCCTGTTCCATTGCCAACCCATTTCTGACCATTCCAAGTAAGTTTTGGTACTTTAGATGTCTTACCACCAGAGATAGATTTATTTGCAGTCGCAGAAACATTACCATCACCATCAATCACTATTGTATAAGTTTGAGTGCCTCCACCTTCAACATTTTGAAAGGTAGCAGAATTGCTTGACATGAATATCTTTTTAGTTATTTAGTCTTAAAGTTTGCATAAGATAGTGAACGCATATAATCTATCTCATCATTTTGTATCACATGTAGTCTTCCTACTATTTCATTCCATGTATAGTTCCTTGATGTTCCCCAATGAAAGTTAAGTCCTCTGAATCCCCACCTATCCACATAGGTAACAGCAACTAGAGGGAACTCATCAAATACACCAGGAGTTTTAGCATTATATACAAAGGTATAGTAGTTACCTGCATCAGGAATGATCTCTGTCTGAGAGAATACCTCCATGATGTTCATCATAATATCATCAGCATCACTTAGTTCTTCAATTTGTTCTTGAAGTTCTTCTGTTCTTTCTGACATTATTTGATACCTAATTCATCTTCTGTGATCAGTTTGAATTCAATTCTCCTATCTAAACAATACTCTTGTGCTGCTTTCCACTTAGCTTGGTTCACAGCATAGGTTGTAAGTTCATACAGATATGATTTAGTTACTCTAGATTTTTTCTTTGGTGGTCTTGTTTGCTTCTTTGGTTTGACCTCAACTACATAAGTTTTGACACTACCATTAGTTTCTCTCACCTTCATTAGAAAGTCTGGGTAGTATCTATGAGGTCTTTTATCTACAGGAGACATGTATGGTATACTTATCTCTTCAGAAGCCCATGCTATAATATTTTCAGTCAGGTCACAGTATCTACAGAACTTACGTTCCCAACTACTACGACATATTATATTATTGTAATTGCCTTGATATTTTTGAGGGTGCTTTGGTTTGTACCTACTCTTAATACTTTCAGCCATCTCTTATACATAATATATAATCTAAAATATTTATAGATGGCAGGTGTTCGTCCAGAAAAATTAAGATTAAGTGATATAAAATCTAGGTTACTGAATGTAGCTCAGACATCTCAGTATCGTCTAACATTATCTGTACCAGCAGCAGTTAGATCTAAGGTATCTGATTTAAGTTCTTTGGATTTTGATAACATTAGTTTGTCTTGCTCAGAAGCAAACCTTCCAGGTTCTTCATTAGCAACACATGATGTCACTAATGATTATCATGGTGTAAGTGAGAAGATGGCTTATAGAAGAATCTATGATGATGTCTTGGGGTTGACATTCTATGTTGATAGAGACTACAATGTAATTACATTATTTGAAAGGTGGATTGATTATATAAGTGGGATTACAGATCCTCAAACTTATAAAAGTCCTTTTGCTAATCAAAGAGTATCCTATCCCAAAACATATAAGAATGATATATTTGTAAGTAAATTTGAAAGAGATCACCACTCTGATGAGTCTAGTATTAGGAAAAAGATATTAGAATATACTTTTGTTCAAGCTTTTCCTAGAGACATTACTGCTATTCCAGTTTCATATGAAGCTAGTCAAGTTTTAAAGTGTAGTGTTTCCTTCTCCTTCATTAGATACGTGGTAGAGAAGCAAGACCTTACAGGAAATGTGGTTGTTGCTTCATAAATAAACTACATCATAAAATATTATGCCATTACCAACTATTGTTACGCCAACCTATGAACTTGAGTTGCCATCTTCAGGAAAGAAAGTTAGGTACAGACCTTTCCTAGTTAAAGAAGAGAAGTTACTTGTCTTAGCACTGGAGTCTGAGGATACAAAACAAATCACTACTTCTATCAAAACAGTATTGAAGAATTGTATTGAGACTAGAGGAGTAAAGGTAGAGTCACTACCTACTTTTGATATAGAATATTTGTTTCTTCATATCAGAGGTAAGTCTGTGGGTGAGGAGATTGAAGTTAATTTAATATGTCCTGATGATGGAGAGACTAATGTTCCAGTCACAATTAATATTGATGATATTAAAGTTCAGAAAGATAAGACACATACTAAAAAAATTAAATTAGATTCTGAATTAATGATGGAGATGAAGTATCCTTCATTAGAGGAGTTTATTAAAAATAATTTTGATTTTACTGATGATTTGGATATGGATTCTTCTTTTGATCTAATAGCATCTTGCATTAATAAAATTTATAATGCAGATGAAGTATGGTCAACATCAGATTGTACTAAGAAAGAAGTCAAAGATTTCTTAGAGCAGATGAATAGTCTACAGTTTAAAGAGATTGAAAATTTCTTTATCACTATGCCTAAGTTATCTCACAGTATAAAGTTTAAGAATCCTAAGACATCTGTTGAGAACACTGTAGTATTAGAAGGGTTATCGTCTTTTTTCGCGTAGCAATGGTTCATATGGATCTGGAGAACTATTATAAGATTAATTTTGCTTTGTTACAGTTTCATAAATATTCATTAGCTGAAGTTGAAAATTTAATTCCTTGGGAAAGAGACATTTATATTGGTATGCTTCAACAGCATCTTGAGGATGAGAAACTAAAGCAACAACAAAGAAGTAACTAATGGCTCCAGCTACCACCAGTCCTGTAAAAATACTTTCAGATCTTGGATATGAGATTTGGGAGATGGAAAGTGACGCTGATATGCTAAAAGCATTGATAGAGGCTATTAATAATTTGACTGGGGATAATCCTAGTGATAATCGTATTCCTATACTACAAGAAGCAATACAAGCAATTAGGGGACCTAAGTTTAAGGTTAAGAGGACTAGGTTGAATGTAGAAAAAGTATTAAATAAAACTCAACCTAGACTTGAAGGTCAGAAGTTACAGCAAGATAGTAGAGAAGTTCAGAGTAATAATGATTCTCTATCTGAGACACTAATACCTAGACTAGATAATATTTCTTCTGCTTTGAGTACCATAGGTACTATTCTTGCATCACAATTATCTCTTGAAAGAATTGCATATAGAAGAAAAAGAAAAAGAGATTTGATAAATGAAAAGAGACAGAGAGAGAAAGACTTAGAGAAGGAAGGTGATACTGTAGGTAAAACTATAAAGAAAATTATATCTCAACCAATTAAAAGTTTTGGAGAGAGACTTCTACAATTCTTAAAGAGTATAGCACTGGGTGCTGCTGTCTTATCTCTTTATAAGTGGCTTCAAGATGAAGAGAATTTAAATAAGATAAAGACAATAGCAGATTGGTTGGGTGATAATGGTGGTAAACTTATTAAATCATTAATAAAGTTAGGAAGATTAGGAATAGCATCTAAACTTGGTAATCTTCTTAAAAAAATAGGTTCTGTTTTCCTTGATAGGGTTTTTTTAAAACCTATTATGACTTTTACTGAATTTTTAGGAAAAGCAGCAAGTGATCTTCTTTCACCTGGAGGACGTAAAATACTAAATGAAGCGACTAAAAGAGGATTGAGGAATGTAATCAAAGCAGCTAGAAAAGTAGATCCTAAATTACTGAAGGGACTTACTAAAAAACAAATTGGTCAACTTACTGAAAAAAATATAATAGCATTTTTAAGAGCAAAAGGTTATTCTTATGGTGAAATAAGAGGGATACTTGGAGAAGCTTATGGAAGGGGTAAAGCAACTATGATGATGAATGTCATAGAGGGTGTTAAAGGAGGAGTTGTTTCTCCAGCATTACCAAAGGTTCCTGGTATTGACTTAAAATCAACTGTTATTGAATCAGATCCACCATTTACTAATTCTCAAGGTAAAACAGGTAAACAAATACTGGATGAAACTGTAATAAAGGGAACAACTAAAGGCACATCAAAGGGAGGTTTAGAGTTGCCTATAGAAACATATAAAGGTCCAGAAAAAACTTCAAAATTTAAAAAATGGATGGAGAGTATTTTAAATTTCTTGAAGAAGAAGGGAGTAAAAGATACAACAGGTGAGATAGCAAGTCTTAGAAGATTATTATTTAAGGGTGCTTTTATAGGACTTGATGTAGTGGGTATGACATGGGATGCTTGGGACGCATATAGAACTTGGAATGAGGATAAAAAAATATCCTCTGGAATGTATGCACTCGCTGCTATCACTCAAGCTCTTTCTATGGGTGGTGCTAGTAAGTTTGCAGGACCATCTCTTGGATTTACTACGTTGGGTGCTGCATTTGAGAATGAAGAGTTTAATAAGGGTGCTCAAGCTGGTATGGAATTAGATCCATCATCTGCATTTGGCATGGGAGGTGGTGATCCATTCTTAAATATTCTCATGAAAAAGAGAGAGGAAAGGAGAGAGATAGAAAAAAATCTTGATATTAAAGGTAGCAAAAATAAAATTGGAGATCAATCATTCTTAATACCTAATGATCCTAATAATAGTGGTGTAAATATTGCTATGATGGGAGGTAATGGAACTCAATCTACTTCTAGTTCTGGAACTGCTTCTAATTCAGATGTGCTTACATATTCTTCAGTGAATAGTGAAGACCCAACCATACCTTCAGTTAGTGCTATGCTTAGTGTGACAGCATGATATTACCTTTACTTGGAACTATTGCCAAAGGTGCTATCAAAGGCATGGTAAGTAGAAAGCGTCGTAAAAAAGGAGAAGGTGCTCAAGTATCTACTAGTATAGTTAAGGTTAGTAAGAATAAAGGAGATAAAAAATCACGTTCATTAGTTAAAGCTAGCACTCCTATGTTTGGGGGAGGTAAAGGAATATCTGAAACTTCATCTTCAATACAATCTTCATCTATCATGGACTCATTGAATAAGATAGATGAATCTATTGCAAACATAAGATCAATATTAATAAGTGAATCTAAATTTAAATCTAAAGTAACAGCAGATAATATAAAGACTCAAAATTTATTACTGAAGAAAACTAAAGAAAAAGAATTAGAATCTAAAGGTAAAAATTCTATGGTTGGAACTGGTAAAATTATTCCTAAGATGGGATCATTTTTGAGTAGGTTCTTACCTTTTGTGGTTGCTACTCTTCTTGGATCAGTTGTTCTAGCTTTATATAAAGGTCTTGCAAATATAATAAAATTCTTTCAAGGTATATTCAAAGCTTTGAATGGTTTCTTTGCTGCTTTAGATCCTTATGTTAGACCCATTCTAGATTTTTTCAATTTGTTTAGGAAGGAAGACACTGGAGATCTAGATCCTAAGATTGGTGAGACTGAAGAAGAAAAAGTTAATCAGTTGGAGGGGCAAGTAAAAGAACTTGATGAACAAGCTGATGTGTTTGTTAAGGAATTTAATAAGCAAAAGGAAGAGTTGTTAAAAGCTACTACTGAATATCAGAAGGGTGTTGAGGTGGCTCTGAATAAAATTAATAATGATATTCTAATTGCTCAAGAAAATACTGCTCAAGATACTGAGGAGACTCCTCAAGATACTGAGGAGATTGCAAGCTTTGATACTCCCACTGACACTACAAACACCACTGAGGTAAATCCTACAGTGTCAATGGTTAATAATAATATTAATAATATAATTCCTGATAAGTCTGATCAAGAATCAGATGTTAAACCTACCACATCACTAGTTCCTAACAAAGAAAAAGATACTAGATTCAAAGGTTTTAATAATATATCAAAAATTGATAAGGATAAACTTTTGTTGGAGAGGGAAGAAGTTAGAAGTAGAGCTATTGAAAGAGGTGATATAAATCTTGCAGAAATGAAAGAAAGACAACAAAAATATATTGATGAAGGTGACGCGAAAAAAGTTGCTCGTATTGATAGAAAAATTAAATTCCAAGATAATCAACTTAAAGTATTAAAGGGAGAAAGAAGAGGAGATGTTTCAATAAAAGAAGCTGGAAGTAAAAATATATTTAAATTTTATGGTGATAAACCAAAGATATTACAATCAGAAGGCATAAGTGATCAAGCATTCTATGAAACTAATCAGACTAAGACTAATATAGTTTTTATAAAAGATCCTCAAGTTTCTTCATCAGGTGGTGGGGGTGGTGGTGGATTCATCTTACCTATAGGTTCTTCTAAAAGTGCAATAGTAAATAGTAAGAGAGAAGAAGATCTTAAATCTGCTTTGTACAGCGCATAAATTAAATGACTAACTTAAGACCAGGTGACATAAGAAAGTTTGAGATCTCAGGAAAAGATCTTTCAGGAAGTGAGACGCAACAGAGTGGTAAAGCTACTTTAGCTGACATAAGATACTATGAGAATGTATTATCTAATACTATTACTTTATCAGTTGGTATACAAGATACTGAGGATCTATTAGATAAACTTCCTATCAGAGGAGGGGAAAAGGTAGAGATTGATTTAAGAGATGCTAATAATAAAAAATTAAATCCTACTTTGTATGTGAACAAAGTAAACAATGTGCTTTCAGATACTTTAGAAAGTAATTATTTTTTAGAACTTGCATCTGAAGAACTTTTTAAAAATGATTTGTCTAGAGTAGTTAAAAGATATGATGGTAAAATATCTGATAGTGTAGAGAAGATTCTTAAAGAAGCTACCTTCAAAGGGGAAGGATTAAAAACTCAAAAGAAAATAAAAGTAGATGAAACTTTAATTAATTATAATTTTATTGGTAACAATAAAAAACCATTCTATGTATGTACATGGTTAGCATCTAAATCTGTGCCAGCAAAACCAGGTGAGGGAACAGCAGGATATCTTTTCTTTGAAACTCAGGATGGATTTCAATTTAGATCTATTGATGGATTGTTTGCACAGAAACCAAAAAATAATTATATTTTATCAAACACTCAATCTAAATCTAGTGAATACACTGGTAAGGTTCTTAAGTATTCTATTGATAGAGATGTTAATTTACAAAATAATTTAACTTTAGGTGCATACTCTAATAGAAGTATCTACTTTAATTTTTATGACTATAAGTACATAGATCAATCTTTTGATCTTAAAGATCAAGTAGTAAATACTGGAGGCACAGAAACTATTGGAAAATCAATTGAAAATTTTGGAGATGGACCTTCAAGAATTATGACTAGGATTCTTGATGTTGGAACTCTACCTGCAGGTAAGAGCACTGAAGATGAGTTGGAAACTTGGAAGAGTGATCCAACCAAACCAACTTTTGATGCTCCTAAAACTATGGTTCAATCTGTGATGAGATATAATCAAATATTTTCTATTAAAATAAATATTATGATAGAAGCAGATTTTACTTTGAAAGCTGGTGATATAGTTCATTGTGATTTTCCTGAAGTCAGCACAAGCAAGAGTTCTGGTTACAATAAGCAGAGTAGTGGCATATATATGATATCAAGTCTGTGTCATCGCTTGACATCAGACCAATCTTCTACTAGTCTAACTCTAGTAAGAGATAGTTTTGGTAGAACACCATTCTAAGGAGAATTATGACAACTAACACTCCAAAGCACGATCTAGATCATGAAGTTTACATTGATCCTAAGGATCATAAAGAACATATTAATCATGGCATGATTGAGTATACAGAGTCAGATTTAGAGATGCATAATGATGCATTCCATGACCACACAGAAGAGGAAGTGCAACCAAATGAAGGTAAGATTAATGACTGGCACACAAGACATGAGGACAAGCATTTAGAAGTCTATTGTGATAATCACCCAGACTCATTAGAATGTAGAGTTTACGACGATTAATGTTAGAAAATCCCTTACTAAAAACAAACTACATTGGACGTGATGGATATGTCTGGTGGATAGGTCAGATTGCAAAAGAGGAGCATTGGATTGCTAACATAGCTGAACGTCCAGTAGATTCTCCAGAGGATTTTAAGGGATTTGATCATAGATATAAGGTTCGCATCTTAGGATATCATCCTGCAGATAAGAAGGAACTTTCTGATGATGATTTACCTTGGGCATCTGTATTATTTCCAGTCACTGGTGGATCAGGTCAAGGTGGAGCATCACAATCTCCTAATCTCAGACAGGGGATGTTTGTTAATGGATTCTTTTTGGATGGTGAGGATGGACAACAACCTATCATCACAGGTGTGTTTGGACTCAATCAATATGCAGCAGTATCTAGAAATGCTGATACTGATACTAGTTGGTTAGAGGGATACACTGCCTTTAGTGGTTTTAAAACAACTACAAATGAAGGTTTTGTCCCTCAGTTTGGTCTCCCTACAGAACAAGTAGCAGCAATTGCTGATCCTGGTGCATCAAATCCTAATAATAAGGTAGTAACTGAAAGTATCTTGGGGTATGAACAGTATTATACTGGAGGAGATAGGCAAGCTGAATTGGATGCCTTGGTTGAGGATCTTATCATTCCCTCAGTTGATTGTGATCTGCAAAGAGATAAGAATATTCAGGCCATCATGAAGAGTGGTCTTAATAGAAAGCAAAGACTTGAAAAGGCAAAGAAGAATTGGATTGATAGAGTATCAACTAAGGTTGGTGGTTTTAATGCTAAGATAGATGAGATGGGAGATAAAATATCTGATTGGCAAGAGGGTATTGATAAGTTTGATAAGGAAATAGATAAAACTATGACAGATATGCAAGAGGGTATTACTGAACAAGTTAAAACTGTAACTGATAATATACAAAGAAACATTACTAAAAAAATTAATAAAACTATGGCAAAGGCTTATAGTAAAGTCTTTCCCTCACGCTTAACTGATTTAAAAAAGGAAGCAGACAAAGCCAACAATGATCTTTCATGTGCCTTCAGAAATATAGGTGCTAATCTTTTTAAAATGATTGGTAAGTTTTTAAATCAATCTATCAATAAACTTATCAATGGTCCTATTTGTTTGATTAATAATTTTGTTGGATCATTGTTGGGGAAAATTAGTGGAGTGATTGATGGTGCAGTGGATTCTATCTTAGGTCCTATAAAATCATTACTATCATCTATGGGTGGTGCTGTAGATTTGGTTGATGAATTGACAGATGTTGCTAGTAGTGCTCTTTCTTTTCTTTCTTGTGGACAAACTCCAAGTTGCTCTGAAGTAGAATCATGGAGTGCAGATGGAGGAATTGTAGCTCCTAGTAGTGCGGGTGCTACATTAGATATTCCTGGAACTATATTTAAAGCAAAGGAAGCATACTCAGGCATTAAAAAATCTATAGGTAAGTTTAAAAATATAGGAGATAGTCTTAAGAGTGTTGTTGATGGGGCTGATTTTGGTGATGTGTTTAGTGATGCAGCACTGTCTTGTAATGTAGGTCCATTAAGATGTGGTCCTCCTACCATAGAATTTTTTGGTGGTGGTGGGTCTGGTGCAGCAGGTAATGCTATCATAGGTGCTGCTGGTACTCTTTTGGGTGTTGATATAATATTACCTGGTAGTGGTTACACTGATGTTCCTTTTGTAGGATTTAAAGATTCATGTGGGAAGGGTGGAGGTGCTTCAGGCACTGCAGTTATTAATGATGGACAAGTAGTAGATGTTATAATGAATGAAACAGGGACAGGATATATACCTGCACCTGATGGAAGTCAGGGTGGAGATGGTACAACATGGGCAGATGCTAATGAAACTACAGTTAAAAAAGCAGATGGTACATATGAAGTTCCATATAAACCACAAGAAGTAATAACAGTTTGTCCTGGTGATGAAGTGACAGAACCTGGTGGTAAAGTAGTTCTCATAGAGGGAACTGAATGTACACAAATTACTACCAAGTCACCTGAAGATGTTCCTTCAACTGGTCCATTTCCTTCCACAAATACAGGAGAGTATCCTGTCATACTTACTATAGACAGTATAAATGTTGTTGATGGTGGATTTAATTATGATTGCTCTAAAGATACTGTAGTAGTGGAACCTAATAATGGAGCAAAATTATCTATAGGGAGATGTGATCCTTTAGGAGGCATCATTAAAATAAATGTTGATGATGGTGGAAGTGGATTTTTGGATGATCCTAAAATTTATATTCAAAGTGACACTGGATATAATATTAAATTAGTTCCAACATTTAAGATCATCAGAGTAGATCAAGATCCAGATGCTCCAGTGGTATCACCTGCTGATACTATTCAAGTCATAGATTGTGTAGGTAAATTCTTATGACCAAACCAACTAATAAACATCCTTGGAGACTAGGTAATGAGCATGGAGAGATGCGATTTGGACACATCATAAAGAATAATCAGTTTGGCATCTATCTTAGAACTGGTGATGACTCAGGGAGACATTACATTAGGTTTAAAACTACAGGAGATGTTAGGCAAGGACAAAAGGGTAGCACCAATATGCGTGCTCCTGGTAGTTTTACTTTTAATTGTGGTGAGGACATACAAGGGGCTAAGAGTGCTGATGGAGGTAAAATAGTTAGTCCTCCAGCATTTGATATACAAGCACAACATGGTGATGTAAATATTGCTGCTCCAAAGGGAACCATTAGATTGATGGCTCAAAATATAGAACTGATAGCATCAGGTCCTGATGGGAAAAATGGAGTCATAAGATTAAATTCAAATGAAAAAATTAGATTAGAGTCTCCTGATATTGAAATTAATAGTTCAGTGTCAACTAAAATAGTATCAGAAAACACTGTCAATCTTATTGGTAGTGGTATTATGAATGTGTATGGTGGATTGATGGACTTTGCTGATGGAGCAACTGCACTACTAGGATCTAAAAATAGTAACAAAGAATCAGCAAAAGCTGGTAAGTTATCCTCTCTTCTTGAGGATACTATGAGAGATGTTGAAACTTCTTTGGAGGCAACTGCTAATGAGTTAAAGAAATCAAAACTACCAGCAAAATTAAAACAGATAGCAGAATCACCTGAAGTTGCTGAACTAACTAGTCAGATGGAGGGAATGGCTGGAGACATGGAAGGTCTTAAGAGTGTGTTTGAAAAACAAGCAGAAGAAATGTCTAATAAATTAGGCGGTTTCTTTAAAGATAACTTATAGGAGGTATTATGAAAGTTCCAAGTGTTGAATGTGGAAAACAACTTCAAGTTGGTGCAGGAGAAGCTAAAGCTTTAGGTAAAGGAACAGAGGCAGTAAGAGGATCTGCATACATTGAAGGTCCATTGCAGGTGGGTGATGATGAATCTTTTGATGAGATAACTGCCACTGTAATGATAGGACCTGAGGACAATACAGATGTTGAGAGTCACCCTAAAAGATCTCTTCATGTGAATGGTAATGTCTATATCGTGGGGGATACAAGTCAACTAGGAAACATAACTGCTAGTCAAACTATTTCAGCAAAACAGTTTAGAGGTGATGTCACTCCTTGTACTGGTAGGTCTTCAGGAGCAAAATCTTTTGATATGCCTCACCCAACTAAAGAGGGGCATAGGTTAAGACATGTATGTATAGAAGGTCCAGAGACTGCAGTTTTTGTAAGAGGAAGAGTGTGTAATGGAAAAAATGTGATTGATCTACCTGAATATTGGGATGGGTTGGTTGATTATGAAACAGTAACAATTCAACTCACTGCTATTGGTTCTCATCAGAATGTGATTGTAAAAAGAATATCACCCATTGAAAGAAAAGTTTATCTTCAATGTCAAGGTGGTATGCCAGTAGATTGTTTCTATCACATTATGGCAGAAAGAAAAGATGTGGAGAAATTAATAGTAGAGTATGAAGGAACAACATCAGATGATTATCCAGGAGATAATTCAGTATATACTATAAACAAGTAGGAGTTTTATTATGAATGATGATTTATTATCTAAGTGTGTCATAGACACTAGTAAAAGGACAGTGTATTTGTATTCAGATGGAGGTGATAAGAAGACTGTTGCTTGTGATACTGTTGATGAATTTATGAACGTGCTTAACTTTGTACGTGATATGGTTGAGGAAGATAGGGTATTTTATTCAGACCCTCTCTGAGGGAAAATCAACTTTTTATTCCAAAAAAGGGGCAAAAAAAACTCTGGGCAAAAATTGCCCTATTAGTTTTTTTCGGATTCTAGTTCTCTCTTGAGTTCTTGCTTCATTGCCTCACGTGCACGTATTGCTTGTTTTCTCTCTGCTTCTTGATCTCGCATTTTTTGTTGTTTTTTCTTTTCCTTCTCCATATTGTCAGTTACCATATCTCTGTATGATACTGATT